GCAAAGGGCAGGCAGATTGGAATATCCACGGCGAACAACGTGTTCGCATATTGGAAGACCACATGCTTTGGACTGGACTACCATGTGTTCATCGTCGAGCCAAACTGTAGGATGAAGGAACGTCTTAAGGACTTGTATGAAAATGTATCTGACTCCGGTTTGTTCATCCATTCTCCAGACAATGTGCATTTCATAACTCCAAGAACCATGATGACACATGACTTGACCAACGAGAACAATACATACATTCTTGACGAATTTGATTTCTGGAACGTCAACAGCGATCTCGATGGATTGAGCAAGAGTCAGTTGGACCGTTTTTTGATGAATCCGGTGTGGGCGAAAGAACTTTCGCCAGAGCAGTTTGAGAGGTTCAAGGCGCACATGATAGTGGTTTCGTCATATTGTTTTCCATATCGTTTTTTCGCAACATTGATGTCAAATGTTGACGATAGCAGGAAATTGGTTCTTCCAAGTCCAACGAGGGGACTTAAAGCATGATGCATCATGGGCTAGAAGGGATTTGACAAGCCAACCATTGACAAGTTCGAGAACCTTGACCTTGGATAGAAGAAACCCCAAGGTCCGCAACTTGCCTCTTCCAACAACCTTATTCCAAGCAAGAAAGAGAGCCAGGAACTCGCCTCAATCAAGAAGGCTGGCGAGAAGGAAATACTGACCCCATAGCAGTTCAAGGAACGGGCAAGGGAACTGAAACGATGCGCGAACGATGTCCTGTATTTCTGCCGCAAGTATTTCAAGATTGTGTCACTGAAGGATGGCTTGGTGACATTGAATCCATATCCAAAGCAGGCCGAGTTGTTGAAATTCATTCAGGAAAACAACAGAGTGATATGCACGGCATCGCGCCAAGTTGGAAAAACGACCATTTATACTGTGTATATTTTATGGTATGCGATGTATCATGCGAACAAGCGTGTGATGATATGTGGAAACCAGCTCAACATTGCCATTGAAATCATGGACAGGATTCGTCTGGGATATGAATACTGCCCATCTGCTATCAAAATAGGAGTCACCACATACAACAAGCAGTGCATTGAGTTTGAGAACAACAGTACGATTAGGTGTTTTGCAACTGGTTCGTCAGGCACCCGTGGCTTCTCGGCTAATTGCGTGTCTGGTGATACTATGGTCACTATTGCCGACGATTATGATAATGTCTATCATATGCCAATCGAGAAGGTTGAACATGCCATTGAAGTATTTGTCCATCCAAAGGTACTGACTTAGCATGGATTTGAGAAATTCATTGGCATACGAAAATCAAGAGTTGATTCAATATTCCATGTTGATTTTGACGATGAAACCTATTTGGACGCAACTAAGAATCATCTACTTAAATCTTGTGACGGTGAGTTCATTGAAGTTGGAAACCTTCAAGTTGGACAGGTGATGTCAACTGGTCAGTCAGTGTCAAGAATAGAGCATCGTGATTATGATTGTCTTGTATATGACTTGTTGAATGTTGAGGGTGGAAGTGAATATCTGACAAATGGGGTGACATCTCATAACTGCTTGGTATTGGATGAGGCGGCATTTATTCCGAAGCATGTGGCGGACGAATTTATGGCTTCCGTGTTCCCCGTTCTTTCATCCTCAAAGGATTCAAAGGCCATAATGGTTTCCACGCCAAACGGGACATACAACAACCTGTTCTACGACACATGGCAGCAGGCCACCGACCCCAACATTGAGTCCGCTGAGAACTGGAAAGCGTTCCGATTCCTCTGGTATGACGTTCCTGGGCGTGACGAGGAGTGGAAGCGGCAGCAGATTGCCACTATTGGAATGAACCGCTGGCTTCAGGAATTCGAGTGCGAGTTCAAGTCCGCCGGAGACGCATCCCTTGTCCCATCCGACGACATAGAGCATTTCAGAATCAATCTCAAGAACTACCCGGAGCCAGCAAAGCTGAACCTCTCGAAGAACCCCGAGAAGGACATCTTCGCGTATTTCTGGAAGCCGTTTGATCCAACAAGGGTGTATGCGGCGTCTGGGGACATCTCTGAGGGAACTGGAAACGACTCCTCCGTGATGGACATATGGGATGTCACTGAGGTCCGCAACATCCAGCTTGTTGCGCGCATGTCCTGTTCAAAGGCAACGTTGGTGGACTTTGGCTACGCCACATACGAGTTCATGAAACTGTATGGCTTTCCACCATTGATATTCGAGAACAACGGCGTGGGCTCTGGCTTCGTTGACATCATGCTTGACACCTACCAGTACCCCAAGTACAGGATGTTCTACGAGCAGGCGATTTCACCGACCGGCAAGTATGGCGAGATAACCTATGGCGTGAAGTCGAAGAACAAGACGAAGCTGGAGGCCTGCATGTTCACGAACGAGTTGATAACCACAGAGGAAATCAACATTTCAATCCCGGATGAACTGCTTGTGAACGAGATGGGAACGTTTGTGCGCAAGAACACCAGCAACTCCATAACGTTCCAGGCGAAGGACAAGTGCCATGACGACTACATGCTCTCCTGGATATGGGGGATGTATCTTCTGTTCCCAGACACAATCCAGCAGCACTATGCTGTTGTCAAGGCTTTCAAGACGAAGATGGACAGGGTTCTGCCAGAGGTAATCCAGTACAGCACTCCACTTGACAAGAGCATGGCCGACGAGATTCTGAATTCAGAGGCGCACAAGAGCATCGTTTCCCAGTTGGGCAACCTTGAGGAATACAAGCCAGTGAAGATAGGCTATTCGGAAAGGGACATTCCAGACGATGAGCTGTTCTATGGAAACAGGCAGTGGGGGCATGGAATGAACAGGCAGTTCTTCACCGTGAACGAGACATTCGACTTCCAGAATGGGTGTGAATGGCAGGACTAGGACGAGGGGTATTAGATATTGTCTGAGTTCTGATTGTTGTAAATAGTGATGCAACATATTACCGTAACGAGGCTAACATGGCTATACACATAGAAAACATAGGTGGTGGGGCAATAGGCATTGGAACAGATAGACCTCTGTTCACGTTTTCCACCATTTCAGACATCCATCTGCACGACAACAACGATGACTGTGGATATGACGATTTGGTGAAACTGTTTGAGCTGCTTGGAAACAGAATCAGGGAGAAGAACCTGAATCTGAAGTACATCTTCGCTGCGGGGGACATTGGATACAGTGGACATTCTGCAACGCCAGGATAGACGCATGAAATCCAGACGTTCAGTTAGATAGTATAGGGCAAATCTCCGATTCCGTGGACAAGCGTATACGCCTGCAATGGAAACCACGACCAGGAGTACACCCTTCAGGAGTGGAAGGAATGGATGTATGCGCCAGAACTGCATGATCAGATAACTGACGACAAGAACATATCCTTCGTAGACGGAGACGTGGTGTTTGCCTGCATGTCGTTGGCCCAGCAGGATGATAGAAGCACCACAGTCGCAGGAAGGATATGCTACCTTGACGATGACCGGACGCAGACCAGGTCATGGCTGGAGAACGTGGTGCAGGAGGCAGATGGAAAGACACTGGTTCTGTTCATGCACTATCCAATCCCGAACAGGAAATGCGTTGACACGGCGTCTGTGCCAATCCAGCAGTATGACTGGGCAACTGGCAAGTATGTCACGGTGAACGTCACAATGTGCCAGACGGAGGGTCAGTTCGCCGGGCTTCTGGATGGTGGGGGTTCCGCCAACAACAACATGGCGCAGGTCATATATGGTTTCCACCTTCGCGCTGGCGTCCAGGACTACACTGTGAAGTCTGAGCCAGAGGAGATAATCGACATACTCAAGCAGCACAATGGAAAGACAATCGTGTTCTCTGGGCATACGCATCTGGTGTTTGAGACAGAGGACTTCGAGGTTGTTGTGGGCAAGGGCTTCTCAAATGTGAACGTTGCGCAGATCCCTGGGACTGACATCACAACTGTCCACATTCCATCGTTGAACCACCCAAGGAAGGTGAAGCTCTCTGCAATCGGAACCATAAGTGGCTGGGAGACAATATCTGGATCAAACCCCTACCGCCAGCCATGCCAGTCATGGCTTGTGGACGTATACCCTGACAGACTTGTGCTGAATGGCTTTGAATCCAACGTCTGCCACGACAGGAAGTACGGTGACATCCTCCAGAAGTACACATACCCCATATACCTTTGACGCGCGGTAAGCCCATTTTCCGTATAATTCAATCTATGGACGAGTGGGTTAAACAGAGAAGCGACGAGGAATGGAAGTGGGTTGTCGGCGAGATTTTCAGAAAACCAGACTTCGATAAGGTCGCACAGGAAATGAAGGGACTGCACGACGGCACCAGGAACAGATTCACCAAAATCGCCATGGCAAACGTATCCCAGTACTACTTCTTCGAGGAACGTGCGAAAACAAGGATAGGCAAAGCCCCGTTCTACAGCATCGTCACAGACAAGCAGGCATACGAGGAAGTTGCGGAACTTGCATATAGGTACTTCAACAAGAACCCGGTTGGGTACACCTTCGACAAGTGGTTGAAGAGGTATGTCCGTGACGTTGGGAGGCTGTTCAAGACATATGGCATTCCATCGCAGTTCCCATTTGCGCAGGCCTTCAGGGTTTACGAGCAGCACAACGTGAATGGGAAGGTCTTTGACTACTGCTGCGGTTGGGGTAACCGCCTGCTTGCAGCCATGTGCAGCGATTTGGACTACACTGGAGTTGACACCAATCCAGATCTTGTTGTGAAACTGGGGGAGATGGCAGGTGACTTCAACAAGGTGAACAATCTGGATCTGAACGTGGACGTCCGCTGCCAGTGCAGCGAGGAACACAACCCGGAATGGGACAACAAGTTCGGGCTTTGCTTCTCAAGTCCGCCGTATTTCGACCTTGAGAAGTACAATGGCGAGAACACCTCCACAACCAAGTTCCCTGAGTACAGACAGTGGCTGGAAGGGTATCTGCGTCCGACAATCTGCAACTGCCGAGACTACCTCATCCCCGGTGGGCGTTTCATAATGTCCATAAAGAACATGGGAAGCAGGAAGATGTACGATTCCGCGATGCAGATGTGTCTGGATTCAGGAATGGAACTGCTTGACGAACAGCACCTTCCTGTCGTGAGAAGGACCGGATGCAAGTTGTAGAAGGAAAGGGGCATGTCGGCGAGCGACGAGAAGATGCTTGTCTTCATGAAACCAAAAACGGAAGGAAGAAACAAATATGATGGACAAGTTACTGAAGACGATTGCAGTTCTACTGGCTTTGGCGATGCTTGCAGCGATGTTTGCATCCCCGTTTCTGATGTCGTCAAGTCAGAATCA